AGTTATTTCCCATCTTTTTTATCTTTTGCAAATATAGAACCCACACCAGCGACGATGAACGCCCCTGCCTCTGTGAGTGTTGCTTTGTTTATTCCGACTAATATTAATGATCCTGTCACTAATAGAACACCTAAAGCCGTCGTTTTCCAATTCTTAAATATTCTCTCTATCATTTTCCAAAGTATTTAATTAACAACGAGTCATTTATATCGTGTAATTGTTTAAGTTCTATCATTGCTGAATCCTGCATCTTCTGACTCTCCTCTATCTGCTCCGCTACTTCATCCTCTATTGTGGGCGTGTCTGTTGACAATGCCAAGATAACAGCGAGTATTGCTAAAATTGCTAAGCCTTTCATATCTTTCCTAATGCTTTGTAGATTTTGATTTCAGTTACCAATGCAGAACACAACGAGTCCTGTGTTTTTAACATAGCCGACATTTTCCTCAGTTCTGTTTCACATCTTACAAGACGCTTCTCGCATTGAGCCGTTGCAATGTTACTTTGACGTTCTGCTCTTATGTATAGGGCAGTCACGACAAAAAGCAAAAGGTAGGTGATAGCCTTCTCGCTGTTCTTGGTGAATTGGTCAAATGTCACAGGGAATCTCATTCGTCAGGGAAAGGATTAGTGTTAAACTCAGTTTCTAACTTGTACACCCATTCTGCCTCACTTAGTGTAGTCCAATAGTTTGGCTGATTAGTATCGGTTACTTGCGTTGGTTCTGTCCATCCATAAACAAAGTTATCGGTTTTATTAGTCCAAAAAATCCAATACGTTTTTACGCTTGGGTATGCGATTTCAAATGTTTGTTGTAATTCGGGCATATTTTATACTCCTCCTCCGTCTGTTATAGTCCAACTAAAGTTATTTATTAATGATGTACGAGCCGTTTCTGCTGCACTTCCTAACGTATATTGAGAACCCCCAAAGTCAACGGATATAGTATATGGATAACCCACACCACCAGGGTAAGCGGCTTGTAGGTTTGCTTCCCAATCTATTAATAATGCGTCGTAGTTGGTTGTTGATAGACCTGTGGCGGATTGCATAAATGACGTAAAATCACTGACTTGATTTATGTCCCAATTTGATATATTTTGGTCAAACGAAGATGCTTGTCTGAACATAGTACGCATATTAGTAACATTTGAAACATCCCAATTTCCAATGTCTTGATTAAACAAGTTTGCACTTCTAAAGATTTCTTGCATATTAGTAACGCTTGATGTATCCCAATTTTCAATTGAACCATTGAAATTGGAACAACTTCGAAAATAACTTTTTAAACTTGTAGTCGTAATTGTAGGTGCATCCGTAGCCGTACAAGTCATATTTGTACATCCGTAAAATCCAGCATCAACACTAATATTCAAAGTACCCCACTTCTCAACATCACCCATCTTTAACTTATCACCACCATTATTAAATTGCCATCCTAATAAATCACCCGCTATATTAATAGTATACGTTCCCGAACTTGCATAAGTGTGAGTTACTTCGGGTGCAGTATGTGAGGTAATATTATCGCTTGTGCCGTCACCCCAATCAACATTAGCATCTAACCCCGTTGATGTGGTTAGTGGTAGCGTAAATTGGTCGGATGCACTTGTGCCGCTTTGAGTGGTATCAACAGTAAATTGAAACGTAGGAACAGCAGCACCTCCACCTTTGCCTACTCCTATACCTAAACCAACAAATGGCATTATCTATTATATGCTATGATAGAACCGCTTGTTAACGTAATAGAACTAATATAGTCACCATTTGCAACGCTAATAAATGCACCGCTTTTTAAGGTAACTCCACTTAATCCTAAAGCCGTCATAAGGCTTGAACCGTCTTTGTCAAGGACAGCCGATACAACTGCATCCTCGTTTACAACGAATCCTCTGAACGCTCCTGTGTTTGCACTTGTGTTTGAAATAACTTTGCAGCCTGTATATCCTGCACTGAATGAATTTGATGTACTACTCATATATTTTTAGTTTTAGGTTTGTGTATATTGTGTTTGTGTTCTTGGTGAATTGATCAAATGTCACGGGTAATCTCATATATTAAATGGGTCAGGTGTTGGTGGTGGTACAAATTCGCCTTGTGGCAATTCTAAAAGGTATAAATATTCTTGAGGCAATAACGCTTTATCTTGTTCGCTTAAAAACAAGAACCAAACGTCATTAATATCTTGAACGCAATTAAAGAAAATATCAGTAGCAAAAAACACTCCTTGTATTGCCTCTTTTTGTTCTATGGTTAAAATATAGCCTATCATACGTTACGGGATAAAGTGGTTTGAAATGCTTGTACTGCATCTATTAAATCTTGGCTTTCTGTATCATCTAAATAATCGTGTTTTGCAAAAAAAGCAATTTCTCTTTTACCAAAATACTGAGCACCCCCAGAATAATGCCAAGCACCTAAATAAACGCTTAGAGAAGAACCAAGTGAGGTTATACTTAAAGATTCAACTTCTGAACCTCCATCGTAATTTATTTTTGTTTCAGTAGATGAACTTCTTTGATTTACGACAGAACCAACATAAGCGGATGTAATATTTGAAAAATTGGAATAAGTGCTTCCCATTATTCCAAATCGTACTTCTGACATCCAAGAAAGTATCCAATGACTATCAATAGACCCATATTCCAACGCCAAACCACTTGTGTCCGTTGTCCTTGTATAACAAGTAAAACCACCCTTATTGTCTGTAAAATCATTTGATAATAAAGTTGTATCCATGTAAGCACTTGTTCCGTTTGGCTTTACCCCCGTACTTGCAAAAGACCATCCACTTGAAAATGAACCCGTAAAACTTGAACTCTTTAAATTCTGTGCACACGCTGCGGCACTTGCCCCAACCATTGGATAAATGGCTTTCATAGATGACCAAATGCCATCTGCTTTCATATCAAGGACTAACTGATTAACGGCTTCTTTTTCAGTTGCAGAAAGTGTACCTCCTGCCGTATCAACTCGGTCAAAGAATGCTTGTGCGTCTGCATCAAACGAAACACCACCTTGAGAAAATATGCCTATTGTCGCTCTTATCATTATGCTAAATCACCAATAACGTACCATGTATCAGTCGCTATCTTTATACAAGTAGCCGCACCATATTGCCCCCCTATTCCTAACGCTGAATCTTTAGATAACAAAGTCACGCCCGAACCTGCCGCAATCGTAGTTGTTCCTGCTCCTTTTTGTACTACAATTATCTGTGTTCCCGTGCTAAATGCTACACTTGAATTTGGTGGAACAGTTAAGGTGTTAGCAGCCGCATTGTTCATCTCAACCAATTTGTCAGCATCCCCTAAAACCAATGTGTAAGTCGTTCCCGTTTGAGCGTTTAGGCTGATTAATTTTGGAGTCTTGGTATCCACTTGCGTTTGTACCGAACTCGTAACCCCATCCAAATACCCTAATTCCGTAGATGTAACGTCAGAAACTGCAACCTTTCCGCTTCCGTCAGAAACCAACGCCCTTGAAGCAGTAAGGTCTGTATCGTCTATAGTTGTAGCCGCTCCCGTTATAGTGGCTTGTTTGCCGTCTATTTGCGTTTGAATTGCAGAAGTAACTCCGTCAAGATATCCGAGTTCTGTGGAAGTAACAGCAGAAACTTCAACCTTACCCGTTGCACTTGATGTCAACGCTCTGGAAGCCGTTAAATCAGTGGATGTGATGGTTGTCGCTGCTCCTGTGATTGTGTCCTCTTTTGCGTCTAATGCTGTTTGAGTAGCACTTGATACTGGCTTGTCCGCATCTGCTGTGTTGTCGACATTACCCAATCCTACATCACCCTTCACAAGAGAAACAGCACCCGTCTTAGATGCTACACTTTGAACAGGTGCTAATTCTTTGACCTGTGATACATTTATTTTTTTTGTTGTCGTTGCAGAGGTGTCAACAATCGGCAGGACATCAGCGTCATCTACCGAAACAATTGCGTCTAATGCACTTATTTTTTTATCAGCCATCTATAATAATATTTTGCTTGTGTTATCTTCTTGAAGTAAGAAATCACCGCTTTCAAGTAATAAGTAAGCGATTGCCTCAGGTGCTTCAATTTCGTATATTTTTTCATTGAGTTCAACGGTGTATTGAGTCGCTGCCGTTGGGTCAAAATCAACCTTGACAATTCCTCTCTCTACTAACTCATTAGCAAGAGATGGATCTGTGTTGGTGTCAGATGTTTGGGCGTATATTTTGTATTCATACTCACCAGCATCAAGAGTGATTGTAGTTCCCTCGGTGATTTCAAACTTGTTGTATCTATCAGTGTACGAAGATGAATCTGTAAGAATGAAGTTGTACGTGACAGCCGTCAATCTATGCTTTAAGGAAAACAAATAGTAAGGGTTGAGAATCGTTGTTTTCTCCCCTAAAGTTAAGTACCAGAACTTTGTTTCCGCTTTATTCAGTTGCAGCATCTATATATAATTAAGAAAAAACGGATTTTGGCGTAAAAAAAAGAGGAGAGCCGAAGCCCTCCCCTATTAGAAACTATGAAAACAAGAAATTAGATACCTAACGACGTTGCAACAGCAGCTTGAACCAAGTATGGAGATTCAGCCTCAATCGCACTTAAAGTGAAATTGTAGCCTTGAACGTCACCCATTGCAGTACCTGACTCGGAAGTCATTGCAGTGATGTCGCATCCGTACTCATTACCGGCTAACCAATAGTTATCATTGTTATCCTTTACTATGCAGAATACACGATTCTGAGCAAGGAGCTTTAACTCATTACGCTTTGTTGTTGACAACTTACGCAAACGAGCAACGATGTCAGATTGGTTAAATACTGTTCCGTTCTCTTGTGATACGTTTGTAGTGGTAGTCATGCTACCCACGCCCTTCGGAAGCTCATAGGTGTAAACATCCCCTGAAACAACTG